GGCTCTTCAATAACGATATTAGCACCACCACCATGTAAAGCATCTACTGTTTGAGTAGAGTAGTTAGATAAATTAATATCACTATGATTTTCCATCGTGGTTCTACTGAAATCTATTTTAGTATCAGCTGGCACTGGAGTTGCAACAGGAGGGGTTTGGGTAGTTGTTGCAGGGGAAATATTAAAGGTATTAAAAGGAGCCTCAGTACTTACTATTTCCGTAACTTTTACTGGAGGAACATCATTGTTAATAGGATTATCTGCTAGTGCTTGAGTTTTGTTATGAGTAGTAACTATATCACCTATTCTTACGTTAGGGCAACTAGTAGTTGTTACTATTTGAGTTGTTGTACATGTGCCTGTTATAGCTGTTGTTCTTTAAAGAGGGATTAAAGCTTCATAAGGATAATACTGAGCTACAGCTATTTGAGATTCAAGAGTATAAGCATCAGCTTGTTGAGCTGTAAGAATATTTATTCTTCTTGGTTGATTAAAGTTATCAGTCCAGAACAATAAATCTTCTACTAAATTAACCGCATGTATTGGAAACGCTTTGTTAAAATTTAACCAATAACCTGTTACTAGTTTAGTAACATTAAAAGAATTAAGATCTACTCTTAAAATCAAACAGGTATCAGTAGAGGCTGCTCTAGAAGAACTACTTATATTATAGAAAGTAGTAGCAAATAAATAAACTATATCATTAGTTTCATCAACTACATGTCCAATTATATGAGCTGCCGCAGCATCTAAAGCATAAGCTGTATTACCTAGTATATTTTCAAACTCCCCTACAGTTGCGCCTTCAGATCTACTTATTAATAAGTTTATAGCTTCTCTATACTCTCCTTGAGGGAGAATACGAGAGTCCATGTCTTGATTCATTTTCCCTTTGAGAAAATTATTCTTTATTTCTGGCATACTTTAGTGTTTTATCCATTTAGATTTGTTACGCATCACTTGGACGATCTCATCTAATTTAATATTAGATAATCTTATTTTTGCATTTCTTAACGCAGCATATCTTTGTCTTTTATATTGTGGAGCTATTGCAGCGGTATCTCTTCGTGTAGACATTATACTATAAAGTAAATGTTGATACATAGCTTCTTCAGCCATTTTAGGAACCTTAGTATCTAAGTCATATGCTAATCCATCTGATATATATTCTAGTAATATTAATTTTCCTTTTAAATCACTAGAGAAATTAAATGTTCCTCTTCTTTCGTCTATATTAAACCAACCATTAATTTGCATATTAACTGGATCTCCACCATATCTTTGACCCCAATATTGTCCAATTCCATATCCTTCTCCCCACCAGTCATACATATAAAGCGTAGGGTTGTTAGCATTTGTAGGCCATAGTCCTGTTATATTACTAGTATTAAAACTATCCCATCTTTCATTTATTAGAGAAGTTCCTTCAATATTATCTTGAAAATTATCTTGTATAATTTCACCTGTTTTAGATTGAACAGGTGCTTCCCATGGACTACTAGTTAGTTGAGTAGGATATATAGTGTGTTTAATTCCATTTCCATCTATCCAAGATAGTTTAACATAATTAACATAATCTTGTGGTATTGTAACCCACAGACCATCACTTATAGTTAATTCTTGAGATTTTATACTCTTTAATGTATCATAACTAAATTCTTGCAACCCTCTTTTAGCATGAAAAATCACATCTGTTCTATTAACTCTTGGTATAAGTTTGTCTTGACCTACATAACCCACTATAAAGTTATTAACTACATCATTTAATTTTATGTATTCATAACCTCCATAGTTATTTTCTACAGCATTTTCTTTTAATTGAACCTTAACATAAGTTCCAACAGCTTGTGCTAACCCTAAAGTTATAATACTATTAGTTTGAGTTCCGTCTTGACTAAAAGTTAATACATAAGCGGTTAAATATTCAGTCCAATCTCCAATTCCAGTAGGACTAGTATAAATCCTAAAATTATTTAATGGAAAATTAGTATCTGCCATAGCCCAACTTGTACTACTACCCATAGAAAGTGTAGTATTAAATGTAAAAGTATATGCTCTAGACGTGTTTAATGCTGCATCAGTATATATAATCTGCGCGCCTGCGTAATATTGTAAATTAGTTTCTCGGATTAATCCTCCATCTGGTCTAGGCATATCTTATTGTTTTGAGTTTTGTTCTTCTGCTTGTACTTGTCCTGTAGCCGCTTGTAAAATCATAGGATCATTTATAATTAATCCCGCATACGCTAATATTCTTGATATTACATTGGTTTGTTCTGACACATTTAATTCAAAGTTAGTTGAAAGACCCGCGTTATATTCATACTGTCCTAAAGTTCCTACACCATAAGCCCATACTACATCAGTAGGTTTCTTTAAATAAGATATATTTATATCATCAGGAGCAATAATACTCGTTGGATATATATATAGTTTACCCTCTTCATATAAATATATAGGAAAATTAGTTGTTGGTTGAGTTAACGGGGAAAGTAATAATTGTGTTATCTCATTTCTCTGTGCGTATTGAGTAAGTTGTTCACCTTTATAAATTACAGAACCTAATCTATAAAGATCTGTCACAACTGTTAGGTCTATAGTAAAAGGATTAGTACCTGTTATAGCGCCTGCTACAGAAGCATTGTTTATGTATTTTTGAAAAAATTGTATATTTTCTTCAATATTTTTTATACGATTAGCATATTCCGTATCATTTTGGGGAGTACGATACTGTTGATTAAGATCATCTTCGTATTTTTCAAATATATTTAGTTGAACCTGAGTCGCTACCTTATTAAATTCATCAGGTGTCATATATCCTCTCTGTTGTTGATTAAGGATTAACAAAACAGTTTTGTATACAGTATCTACGTTTATTGCCATTCTAGTATATTATTTAAATAAAGGCGGCGTTGCCGCCCTTATTAGTATTTGTGTTAAGATAGTTTCTTATCTATTGCCCTGTATATTTCTACACCTTCATCTGTTTTAAACCAAGCAGCTAATGCTGAGTGAGGATTTTCATCAAATGGAACTGTAAATAATTTACGTTTATTTTTACCTAAAGTAAAAGTTCTTTGGTCTTGAGATAAGTTTATTAAACCTGCTTCAACAGCTTTGATTCCAAAGTTCCTTAATTGAACATTTTCATCTCTAGCTAAATCTAAGAATAATCGAGAATTCTTTTTAGCAAATCTAATTAAATCTCTTTTAACTTCTTTAGAACTTAACTCATTTACTTCAGATCCAATCTCTGTTCTTAATACAGCCTCAGCCATTTCAATTTCCATAGATCGTGCAATATTTAAAGCTTCAATTTCTAATTCCATTTCTAAGAGTTCATCTTTAGCTTGTTCTATTCTTTTAACTTCCGCATATCTTCCATTTAAATCTGGGTGATATAAAGATAATAGTTTTTGTAAAGATTGGTGTTCTTTAGGAACATGTAAACTACCGTCTTGGAACATGATATGTCTTAAAGTAACTTCTCCTTTTTGTTCATCAACAAACGGTGAAGACTGATTAGTTGCATATCTTAAAGCTCTTTGCTCTTTCTTTATTGGATCAAAATATAATAGAGGATATTTCTCTGTATGTCTTGATTTTAAAGTAAAAGTTAAAGGCTCTCTATTTCCTTTTAAATAGTAATTTCTATCTTTTAATTCCCATCCATCTTCTGGATGTATTTCTTTTTTAGGTTGAGGTGGAGTAACTTGTTTAGTTTTTTCCACTACAACATCTTTTTCTTGTTTTTCCATAATATAATATAATTAAATAGTTAAAGGTATTGGGCACCGAAGTGCCCTTACCTTATAAAAAATTAAGCTGTAAATAATACGAAATTATTTCTAGCTTGAGTACAAAGACATCTTTCTGATAAGAAATTTACCTCCATAGCATCTAAATTAGAAGTTTGTGCTCCGCCAACTGAACCAGTTAACCAAGACTTCATTCTTCTATCATCTGCTTGAGAAGCTCTATATCTTACATGCAAGAAAGGTCGTCTAATATTTGTTCCTAGTAACTGATCGTATACTGAAGAAGTACCAGCTGGTACTAATACACCATCGATGTTGTCACCGTTAACAAAGTTAGAAGAACCACCTCTTGTAGAAGCGTCGTTTAAGTATTTCCAAGAAGTTTTATAGAAGTCATATGAACCTCTTCTAAAACCAGAGAAACCTAAGTTAAGCGCCATATCTTCAGAGTTTTCAAATACACCATAAGATGTACCTCCAGCTCCGTAAGAGTTTTGTTGTGCTAACATGTTATCAAATAATAACTCAGTTTTTCTGTCTAAGAAAAGCATATTCTCTTCAATAGCTCCTTGAGAATCTAAATTCTCTAATACAGCATCGAAATCCTGTAAAGAACCAGCGTAACCAGAAAGTACATTACCACCATTATTAATAGCAGAAAATAGACCTTCAGTACCTATTTGACCAGCACCTGCTCCAGCCGCAAAGCTAAGACCAGCAGTTCCAGAAATTGCTCCTGCTTGTACAGCATTAGCTAATTCTCCTTCAATCATTGCCATCTCTAAGTAATCTTCAAATCTCATTCTAGTTTCACCTTCAGCTTTTAGATACCATAAGTATCCAGAAGCACCATCTTCAGTAGCAACTTCAACCCAACCGATCTGTGCAGTATCAGATCCACTAACAGCGTATCTGTCTCTGATGATAATTGGTTTGTTACTAAATGTAGATAATTGTGGTTGGATAGATTGACCACTAGTTCCTGTAGCAGGACCAGTAGAACCTTTTCCAAATTCTGAACCGTATACAAATACTTTTAAGCCAGTTAAAGCTCCAGCCGCTGGATTAACAGCCGCTCTAGTATAAGGTACTACTTCAAAATTTTGAGCACCACCTGCTCCACCTGCAGCCGCAGCACCTGTAGCAACTACAATAGCTTTTACAGTAAATGCTGGATCAGTTGGATCCATAATTACAACAGTCATATTAACGAATACTGTGTTAACTGATCCTGCTGGTATGTTTAATCTATTACCTGCCGCAGCACCACCAACAGCTGTACAACCTACGTTGTCATAACCGATGTGTAATCTATTTTGCTCAGACCAAACTACTTGGTCAGACATCATTGGCATTTCAGCGCCAACCATTCTTAAGAAGCCGCCTAACGTTCTGTTTCCATAACGCTCTACCTCTGCTTCATATATTTCCGGTAGATATTGTTGTGCGAAGTCGTTCCCACCACCACTATTAAAGTTTAAATAATTGCTAGTTAAAGTTTGAGTAGTTAGTGAAGGTATTAAACTTCCATATTGAGGACTTAATACACCCATAATTGTTTAATTTTAATTGTTAAATTTACTTCGTTTGATTTTCAATTTAGAACTATCTACACCATCTATAGCTCGAACTTTGAATCCACCAAGATTAATATCACCCGCTGTTTGACGAGTGCCTGTAGTAGGATTTTTAGATCCATCAACTACAGTTTTAATTCCATCAGTTTTTCCTTGTTCGTAAAAATGATTTACTATTTTATCTATATTCTGTGCAGCATACATAGCTTTATGATAACCTCTCGTATCTTTAACATTTCCTTCTGTGTCTAAGAACTTCTCGACGAAGTTGTTTAGATTAGATTGATTTTCGGCAACAGCACTGGGATCTTTGACACCGTATCTAAATTTCTTTTCACCAACTTCGAAATCAAAACCTTTGAAATCATTAGTGAACATCTGTTTAGTGTTGTCAATGAATTTTTTATGCTTTTGCGTAGCTATTTCCTGTTCATTGTTGTAGCGATTAAAGAATTCTGTTGCTTTTTGTTGTTCTTGAGTTACGCCCGGTCTCAACTTGATCTCGTCGTAATACTTTAATTTCAAGTCTTCCAAAAAGTTTTTGGCTTCTACAATCGCTTCTTTTTTAGCAAGTTTCTTTTTCTTGACGTCTCGCTCCTCGTCAATTTCTGTATCGTAGTCGAAATTTTCTTCCATTACAAAAGAAATTTCTTCTTCATTTAAATGAGGTTTAGTTTTTTTATAGTATTCTCTTAATAAAACTTCTTCGTTTACATTAGAATAATCATGGTTTAATCTTACATAATCTTCTACTGTACCTCCAGTATCCTCCATAAAATCTACCAATTTAGAAATATTTTCTGGTAATTCTTTGTTTGGATCTGAAACCTCGTCTATTATTTTATTTTGTACCGGCTCTTCGGCCATCTCTTGAATTTCTTCAATAGGCGAGCTGGACTCTTTAGTGGTTGTGTCTCCTCCAACGTCCATCTTTTCGCCATCTCCGGCTTGTTCGCCCACATCCACCGTCTCTGTTTCTCCGATTTGAATGGCATTATCTTCTTTTTTTATTTCTACTTTAATAGGTTCCTCAGTTTTAACATTAGGATCTTTAGTAAGATCAACCTTAACAGGTTCATCTTTAGTAGCGTTAAATTTTTTAATTTTCGGTTTGGATTTCATTTTCATATCCCCACCCTCTGATTTAACTGGTTCAGTCACCTCAGGTATAGTTTTTGTTTCTTTTTCTGACATAATATAATATTATAAAATTAATTAATATCTGCTGTTCCAGCGAACTGGTCTGCAGATTCTTTTTCAAAATTAGTAGGTAATCCTCCAGCTTGTCTTTGTTCAATCATTTTGCTTTGTTGAGTACCTTCCATTTTTGTTCTTTTATCTTTACGATCTTCAATTCTATTCTCCTTTTCTTGCATTCCACTAACTTCCATTTCCTTTAAATCCATATCAAACTCATGCTGTTGTTGCATTGCTTGGTTTTTTAATTGGAATTCGGTCTGCATTCTTTGAATTTCTAATTGAGCTTTAGCTTGTTCAAACTCAACTCTACCTGCGGTCATAGCTTGTTCTTTTTGAACTTCTGCCATAGCCGCTGCTTCAGATGCTTGTGCTTGAGCTTGTGCTTCTGCTTGAGCTTGTTGTTTCTGAGCTTCTTGCATAGCTTGAGCTTTCTTCTTACGTTTTTGTTTTAAAACATCATTAGCTAGTTTAAGGTTTTTGATTTGACGTATATCTATAGCGTCTTCTAAATCGATACCACCTTGTTGTAAAGACATTTGAATATTTTGTTCTAACTGTTGTTTTTCTTCTTCTTCAGGTTCAAGTTCTAAATATATACCAAAATCATGAAGATTTAAATTTTGTATTTCTGATAAAGTTCCAGTATTATAAGTAGATATAGAGCTTTTAAGAGAGTTTAAAGTTAAAGGATAGTTTAAAGAATCAGCAATTTTTAAAGCAATATTTTCACAAGTTCTTAATACTAACCATAAACCAGCATCTAATATGTGTTTAGTTGCTACGTTAGATTGGTTAGCAGCCATTTTTTGTAACCCTACTAAAGTACTTTTATCTGGTACTGATCCATCTCTAGCTTCATTTAATCCGGTCACATCTCTTATCATTTGTAGATAATACTGATATGTTTGAATTAAACTAGATACTTTTTGTCCACCAGAAGAGGTTTGTAGTTCCTGGATAGGAATTTTCCCTGGATTCATATCTCCTTCTTGAGTCATAGATCTACCCACTATACTACCAGTTTGGAAATACATGTTTAATGCTTCAGCTGGGTTATAATTTGTACCATTACCCAGATCAACTTCAGCTAAACCGTCCATATCTAAGAACACTCCGTCTGGAACCATTCTAGCAATTACTTGTTGTAGTTTTAAATGAGTAAGTTGGATCATATCTGCAAACCCAGTTATCTTGCTTACAATAGAATTAATCCTACCTTTATACATTCTAGGCGCACAAATGCAATAACTCATTTCTACTTTAGTAGTATCAGCAAAAGGTCTAGTCATGTTTTCAGATAACTTCCATTCAACTAATTCATTATTACCTATAATTTTACAACCCTTATATAATACTTCAATTTTTCTTTCTACTCTATCAAACTTCTCATTCTTTGGAGGATTAAATTCATCTGTTTTTATTAAAGATTTTTCTAAACCACTATCAGTTTGTTTTATTTTAAACACCTGAGTGTTATAAGTTTTATATTCAAAGAATAAAACTTGTACAGTATTTTGATCATAAGTCTGCCAACCATATAATTGTTGGTTACTATAAGCTCTAGTTTGTTGAATTTTTTCTAATTGATCTTCTGTTAAATGAGGAAATTGTTTTGCTATTTCTGGAATAGTTAATTGTTTAACTTCTCCAACATAATAAATATCTTCAAAATTAGGATCTTCTGTGTATGAATAAATAAGATTTGCAGGATCTACATAATCTACTACTATTCCATTCGCTTGATTCCAATTAGTTTTTACTGCTCCTAAACCTAATGTAACTAGATCATAATAAAACCTCTTCTTAACATTTTCAAATTTATTTCTTGACAATGTGTTATCAATAACCTCTTCTTCAGCAATTTCCACAGCTTGTTTATAACTTAATTGCATGTGTAAATCTAACTCTTCTTTATTTTCTGGAAGATTAGCTGGATCAGGAGTTTGGAATTGATTAATACCTAAGGTACCTTGAAGTTCATTTAAATAAGGTTTTGCTAACATATCTTCATAGATAGCGTTAGCATAATCTGTTCTTTTCTTTAATGAAACTGGGTCTTGTGCAAAAGCTTTTATTTCAAATACTTTGTTAGACATTCCATTTACTACTATATCTACAAATTTAGAAACAACAGGAACTGGTTTCCAATCTAAATTCATATAAGACATATCACCATTAATCGCTAATTCATCTTTATATTTTTGGACAGGTTGTTCACCTCTCGCATATAATCTCAAGGTATGAAATCTATTATAAGAAGTAGCAAATCTAGTACCATTACCTCCTTGCCTCCACCATTCACTTTCAATAGCTTGAGCTACTCGTCTTCCATAATCAATAGAAGATTTTTCAGCATCTGGCACTACTTGGCTAGGAAAGGCACTATTTGAATTTGCGTATGTATTCATTTATTTAATTATTTTTGAAACTAATCCCTTGTTATCATATTTTTTAATTCCAAGATCAATTGGTTCTCGTTTTCTTCTACTTACTGGGGCGTATCTATTTTTGTTACATGCCATTATAGCTAGACCTGAACTAATAGAAGCATCATGTTTTGTTCTATTATTCATATCAAAAGATGCCCAATCTTCTAAGGTTCTTTGAAAATACAAATCTCCATATCCATCTCCATTAAAACCAATCGTATTTTCTATATAAGATTCAATTGCAGCAGCGTGTGCTTGTTTAATATCTTCACTTGAATTAGGTATTCCACCTATTTCTTTTTCTGTTATTGAAAGTTTATTCCAAACTTTGTCAGGTCTATTCATTGCAAAACCCCTATAACCTCTTCTTTTAAAATGATATAAAAGTCTAGGTTTATTATTTTCTATTAATATAGGCATTCCATAAAATATACACGCCATTAAAACATCTTCAAAAAATACCTCAGCTGTTTGTGGTCTAGCTATATATTCTAGAAAGAAATGATCTGCTGGTGCGTCTTCCATGCTAAACTTAGTTAAGCCATGTAAAGATCCATTAGAACCTCTTTTGTCTACGGTTCCTGATATATCATAAGGATCACAACCAAATGCTCCTATATGATCATTACCAGGATATTTAATACCATTTTTTTCTATATATCTATTTTGAAGATTATCATCTGGTATCCAGGTTATAAAAAACCTACCTTTATTATTAGGTGCAAATATAACTCTAGTATCTTTTATCCCATTTTCCCAAATGAAATTACCTTGAGTTACAGCTGCTTTGTTATTAGCGTCTTCATTAAAATCTATTTGTTGATATATCTTAGTTAGATTAAATAAAGATGATTTAGACTCGTCTCTAAAAGCATGTTTAGTAGTTCTAGGGAATTGTCTATAAAATTCGTTTAAAGCGTCTTGATCTTTTTTTAATCCATCAACTTCGTTTTCCCAATATTGTATGACTCCAAGATCGATGAATCCTCCATGTGGACCGGTAGTTTCGGTTTGTGGAGTATCGAAGACAGGCATCCCATAAGAATCAATGTATCCTTCGTAGTTCCATTCCATAGGTATGAACAAACTATATAATCCCGAGCTAGTCTGTCCATTGCGGTTTCTTTGTTTAACATCTGAGTTATCATATAATTTTTTAAAGTTTCTACCTCCTTTATCTAATGCGTTTGAAGTACTACCCATCATACACTTGCCAATAATTCTACTACCTAATCTTAGTGTTGTTTTTGTAACCCTCCAATTATTAAGAATATTATTTGGTTTCTCCCATTTACCACTTTCATCATGTACTAATAGTTTTAATTTTTCACCATCATAACTATTATCTCCTGTATTTTTCCAGTCAATAGTTGTGTCTAGTCCTTGTAAATCTACCGCTTCACTTCCTGCTTCAATACTTCTTCTAGTAAATTTAGAAGCTGGTACTCTATAAGCTAATTCTGTTTTAGGTCGATCCATACCATCTTGAATCGGTTTAAAAAAGAAAGGATAGTTAACTGAGATTGGTACAACTTTATCAGTAAACATTTTCTTAGCATCAGGTCCAGTTTTAGATAATATTCCATATCTGGAATCACTAGATATTGTAGCTAAGTTTACAGTTTCTCCTGAAGCCATAAAAGAGAATCCTGATCTACGGTTTTTAAGGTAACACATTCCATAGCATCTTGTATCTGCTTTACAAGCTTCCCAGAATAAGAAGAATAATCTATTAGCTTCTCTAAAATCTGGTGGTCCAACATCAATCTTAGACCATTGTAAATACATGTAATGAGTTCCAGTAAGATAAGTAGAAACCCCTTGATTATAAAACCAAAAACCTTCTTCACGCCTTTTAAATTCCTCATCAATATATTGAAACCATCTTTCTTTAAAATCTTCTGGATAATCTTTCCAATCGAATACTGTTTTAATTCTTTTTAAAGCTTTAGGATATTCAGTTTTATTCCATTTATCATTTTCAAACTTATGAACTTTTTCTTCCTTAGGTAAAGCTATTTTAAGATTTTGTATTTCATATATCTCTCCTATTTTACCAGTCTTACTAATAACTATAATATCATGCTCTTTATTATATCCATATTTCCATTTGCTATAACGATTAAGTCGTTTAACAATCTTAGGTTTAATATGATTATCTAAAATTTTATATAAAGTTTGCTTATACATTATTTAGACCTCCCTTCTGCAAAACCCTTAAAAGTCTTTTCTTTCTTTTCTTCTTTAGGTTTATCTTCTAGCATATTCTTTTCTTCTTCAATTCTATTTAGAATCTCAAAAGCATCGAATATAGCTAATTTTTTAGTAGCTGCAGCATTCTTCAATCTATCTGCGGAAATATCTGGGCCATAATCTATGATGGGTTCTTTAGCAACTTTGATTAACTCTTTAACTGCTACTTGTCCAGCCTGGATTATATTCTTCTTCGTTTCCTTTGTGTTCATACTTTATAACAATATCATTTGATTTCATACAATAAATTCGCTTATTATCTATAATAAACTCCCATTCTCTACCTGGTTTATAACCAACTATATCTCCTGGGTTAATATCAAGTGCTTCTAACTCATTATTACCTATCTTTAATATCCCAACACATTTCTTTTCTACATCTAACGTTAGAGATTCAGTATCTTTAATAGGCATTACGAAGCATCTATTCATAAAAGGTATCCAATTGTCACCTTTTTTATGTAAATAGATTTGATCTGGTTTACAAAAATATAAATCTTCTTTAAAATATTGACCACTATTTCTTTCATTACCTCTAACATCATACCATCTTCTAAAAATATTATGATGAATTATAATTTCATCTCCTGCTTTTATATCAGTACAATACGCTAATGGAGTAGACACAACAATAGCCTGTCTACTTACCATTTTGTGATCTTCTATATTTGCATTGATAATAAGTTTTTTATCACCTATTTCAATTTCATTATTATATCTACCTTTTTTAGGAGTTATAACAAAGTTATATATACTTTTCATTAATATTCTAAATCATATTCTACTGAGATAGCCATGTTAGAATTAAATTTCTTCCACGGCATTACCTCATCACTTTTTTTGATATATATATTATAAGAGTTGTCTGCTTGACTAAAACTTATACTACAAATTGTATGTCCACCATAAACAGATTGACCTACAGAATAATGCATAGCTTCGTTTTTATAGTCCGCGCCTATACTTATTTTTCTTATAATAGATTCCATTATCTATTTCTCTTCTTCCTTCTTCTCTACCGGTGTATAAGAACCATCAGTTAAATCAATATTTACTTGACCATATTTTTCTTCTAGATCTTTTTTAGTAGTTTCTAATGCTGAATGAAATTCTTCATATGCTTTATATACATCTATTTTTCTAGCTTCTAATGCTCCAAGGTCTAATAATACTTTTTGAATATTACCTTGTTGTTTTTTTATTGTATCTAATTCTTCTGTAGTAATTGCGTTTACTTTTGTTTCTTTATTTGCCATTTAATTTGATTTTAATTATTATTATTACTCTATATATTTATCACCTATTAATATGTGATTTTACTTTTTAAATATATTTGATGCCTTTTCAGTCGTGCGCCCACCGAAATAGGCTAAAACGACCGACATCATTATCTTCTCGAAAGTATCATTCCATAATTCATTTATATGAAAAGGTAAGCTCTCAATACTGTCTAAAATACCAGCCATTGAAAATATAACTATACACCATACTAATACTAGTGGGCGTACGTTTTTCGAAAGCCATGAATCAGACATAGAATCAGCTTCCCATCTTGAAGTAATAGATTCTATTTCTTTATTCTGTTGCTCGTATATTAATTGTTGTAGTTTAATTTTATCATCTAAACTTACATCAGACTTTGTTATTGCCGCTATAGCATCTTTAGGGGATGTTACTCCTTGTAATATATTTCCTAATGTAGGATTGATTACAGAAGCCGCACCAAACAATAATTGTCCAACAGTTGTATCTTTAAATTTTTTCTTTGCCATGTTATTTATTATAAGGAAATAATCTATTTAAAGTAGCTTTTCTAGATTTACACCCGCATCCACCAGGTATACTATCTGCTAACTTTTTTATTCCCGTCGCTGTTGTGAATTTTTCTACTGTATCTCCTAATCCTTTTGATTTCATTTAATTATAGTTTTTCGTAATCATCTGTTTTATCGTATGCTTCTTTTTCCCAAGGTAAATTTGGAGCTCCTTCATGCATTTTAGATCTTGGATAAGTTTTACCTTTCCAATATACATTTTTATCGTCATAATCTAAATCACCTCTCTTTATCTGATCTATATGTATTTCTTCATGCTCTATAATACTTTCATGATCTTTATGGGATAATTTATCAGATATTAATATAGTACCATTCTTGTTACCTTTTCCTAAACAACCTGGTTCTAATTCTCTTTCATAAACGGGAGAGGTTTTTTTAAATGGTGGTTCTAATTTAAATGCCATATCTTCTTCCTATTGATCTAGGATCTCCTGAAGGAATAACCCTGTTTTTACTTGTTGTATCACTATTTGCAATGTCGCTAACTATATTTCCCCCACTTACAGCTCCTTCGTACATACCTATAGTTTTCGCTCCTTTATATGCTAAACCTCCTTCTTTAAGAACTTTAGTTC